ACGTCGGACAGGCCTACGCGGGGCAGGTTGACCCGGTGGAAGGTCTGGGTGGGGTCGGGGCGGCCGGCGGTGTTGAGCCAGCCGAGGTCGTCGCGGATGTTCCCGCGGAACGCGCCGTGGACCGTCACTGGTCCTCCTTCGTGGTGTCGTCGCCCTCGGCGGGCGTCCTGGTGGCGAGCAGCGCGTCACGCTTGCCCGTGATCGTGACCCGCGCCTTCCCGCCGGCCTCGGCGTCGAGGACGCGCACGGCCTCCTCGTACGAGGCGGCGGTGATGTGCGCGAGGACGTCGTCCACGGAGTGCGCGGCGGGGTCGAACGGGGCGTCGACGGCGGGCGTCTGGGGCCCGTCCTGCGGCTCGTCCGGCTCGACGCGGTCGAGGCGGTAGCCGTGCCGGTCGAAGTAGGCGTACGCGGCGCGGCCGTGGTCGGCGGACGTGTCCACCTCCGCGGCACCACCAGTGAACTGCACGCCGGCGACCTTGCCGGTGAAGCCCTTCAGCGGGGCGGTGACGATGAACAGCATCAGCCACTCACCTTCAGGTTCCGCAGCACCCCGCACGCCCGCGTGTTCCGGACGACGGCCGCGACCGGCCCCATCTCGATCTCCCCGGACTTCACCGCACCGGGCAGGCTGAAGTCCGGCATGTAGGTGTTGACCAGCTGCTGCCCGGCCAGCGACGCGCCGTGCAGGGCGTCCAGACCGAACGAGCACGCGTACAGGTCGGTCAGGCCGCTGATGCTGCCACCGCCGCCGGAGCCGTCCGCGTCACGGGACTGGATCGGGATGATCGGCGCCGTACCAAGCGAGGTGTCGCCGATGTCAACGAGGGTCCACGGCCCGTACATCTCGACCTGCCGGCCGAGCGCGTCCTTCTCTGCGGTGTACATCGCCGCCCACCGCGCGAGCGCCCGCACGCGCGTGATGCTGACGGTGTTCCCGATGATCGCCTTCACGCCCGGGGGGAGAGCACCGGGCTCGCCCTGGTCGCCGCCGCCGGTGTGGCTGGGGACGATCCGCGACAGGAAGTCGTCGAGCCGGTCGAGCGCGGCCATCGCCAGGGCCTGGGTGTTGATGGTGCCCGCGGTCCAGTCCAGGTACCCCGCGGTCACGTCCTCGTTGACCGGCAGGTACTCGGTGTCCGTGCCGGTGAGGAGCACGTCCAGGCCGTCGAACCCGTCGTCCGTGCTGCTGTCGCCCAGGATGAGCTGCTCCTGGAACTTCGTGCGGATGGCAGTGAGGAGCTGCTGCGACTGGAACGTGATCTCGTTCGTCGCCGCCGCCCCCAGCCGCGCCAGCACCCGGTCGATCGCGAAGCTGCCGCCCAGCGGCGACAGGTCCACGGTGAACCGCTGCCGGTTCGCCTGGGACGCGGTGTACTCCGTGTTGAACTGCCGGAACTGCGCGCTCCGAGCAGTGACCAGACGCGTGTACCCGTAGGTCAGCGTGCCGCCGCCGGTCGCCGGGGAGACCACGTCGTCGAACGTGATCTGGTCCAGCAGCCACGAGTAGCGGCGCAGGTTGTCGATGACGGCGAAGTCGATGTCGTCCTGCACATTGACCTGCGCCTGGGCGAGAGTAACGGGCACGACGGCCCTCCCTTACGTGTTGAACGAGTTCTTGATCGCGGCGCCGATCGAGTTGGGCCGCTGGCGTGTCTTGCTCTCTCCGGAGCCGCCCTGGTCGCCGCCGGACCGGCCGGCACCACTCCCGCCGAGGGCGAGGCGGGCGTCCTTCTTCGCCGCGTCGGTGACGAGCTGCTTGAGCGCGGCCCGGAACTTCTTCGGGTCGGACGCGTCGAGGCCGTCGACCTCGTCACAGAAGGAACGGGAGTCGAGGAGCTTGTCGCCGTCGACGCCGTTGGAGTACGCGATGCGCAGCACGGTCGCCTCGATGCCGGCCGCGACGGCCTGCTCCTGCGCGGCGCTGGTCTGGCCCTGCGTCTCCTTGAGCTGCGCGAGGAGCTTCGCCGGGTCGGTCTCCTGCTCGTCGTCCTTCACGAGCCCGAGGGCCTTGCCGATCTCCTGCGCCATCTTCGACTGAGCGTCCTCGACAGCCTTCGCGACCGCGGTCTTCGTCGCCGCCGCGTTTTCCTTGGCGCGCTTCTCCCACTCGCGGGCGTGCGCCTTCCAGTCGGTACCGCCGTCGTCCTTTGCGGACTTGCCGTCACCGCCCCCGGCGCCCTTGTCGCCCTTGTCGTCGGAGCCGCCGTCGGCCTTGGTGCTGTCGTCGTCCTGGCGGCCGTCACCGCCGTCGGTGCTGCCGGTGTCGGAGCCGTCTTCGCCCTCGCCGCTGCCACCCGCGATGGCGTAGATCGGCGCGCCGTTGCGGCGCCAGCCGAGCACGTCCAGTGCGCTGTGCGTGGCGAGCGCGTGCTTGAAAGGGCTGGTGTGCATGATCGTTCCCCTTTTCGGGTTGCCGTTCGGCCGTGCGGCGTCCGGGCATGTGGGTGTGCTGGTGCCGGCCCGCGGTGTGGCGGGCCGGAGACTGGGGGCTGGAGGTCAACCGCGCCGGCGGCGGGCGTCCTTCGACAGCTGCTCGAACCGGGCCTTCCCGAGGACGCGGCGGCCGATCCACGCCGCGAGGGCCTCGGGGTCGTGCGCGCCGCGGGCGGTGAGCTGTGCGACGAGCTTCTTCCACACGAACGGCTTGCCGGACTTCGTGACCGCGGGCACGGGTCAGCCCTTGCGGCCGGCCGCGCCGAGCTTCGCGAACGGGCCCTTGCCGAACTTCTTCCGGCCGATGAACGCGGCCAGCGCGGCAGGGTCGTGCGCTCCCTTCGCCGCGAGCTGCGCGGTGAGCTTCTTGAATCGGCCGCCGGAGCCGAGCTTGGGCGCCATGGTGTGCCTCCAGGTCAGGTGGGAATCCGCTCACGGTCCGGCTGCCGCGGAAGCCCGGTGCGCCGCGACAGGGCCGCCAGGCGCAGCTGGTACGCGCCGATACCCGCCCTCGCCCGGCGCCGCGCCGCCTCATCGAGCGCCACTGCCTCACGGCGCCGCCACGCCCGCAACTGCCCCTCCAGGTACCGCTGCTGCTGGGTGTCCGCGTACGTCGCGTGCGCGTGCGCGTGCGCGGGCGTACGCGTACGCGTGAGCCCGGGCAGGTACGGGCGCAGCGAGTGCTGGCAGTTCACGTGGTACAGCCCCGCGACCCGGGCCTCGTCCAGCGACCCGGCCACCCGCACCGGGACCGTGGCCTCAGCGCCGACCGCGGGCCGGGCCAGCACCACACGCCTGCCCGGCGCCGGGTCGAGGGTGAGGATCTGGCCCTGCCACGGGGCGCACAGCGGGCACTCCAGGGAGCTGCTGGACACCACCACGAGGGACAGGCCCATGCCGGCGAGGAGGTCGGTGTGCCCGACGACGAGGGCGTGGCCGGCGGCGGTACGGACTGCCATGTCGATCCACCCGGTCATCGACCAGGCGCGGTCGCGGTCGTCGACGAGGCCGACGATGCCGCGCCCGGCGAAGCTGTTGAGGGCGCGCTGCACCTCGCCTGCGCGGTCCCTGGCGTTGCTGGCGCGGGTGACGATCCGCCGGTACGCCCCGACGACCGACGCGGTGATGCGCCGGTACAGCGGGCGGGCATCCCGGTCCAGGCCGGCCGCCAACTCGCGTGCGGAGCGGGCCCCATCGCGGGCTGCGGCGTCCGCGGTGCGCGCCTGCGCCGCGGTCAGCCGGCCGAGGTCGGCCAGGGCCTCCGTACGGCCGCGGTCGTACGCGTCGAGGAGGGCGCGGTCCATGGCGGTGGTGGCGGCCCCGCGCAGCGCCGCCGACGCGGAGTCGACAGTGCTGCGCAGGGTCCCCACAGCCCGGAGCCGCCGCTCCGCCCACCCATCAGGTGAGTCAAGGTCCTGGCCGAGCGCGTCAGCCAGGTGGTGCAGGAGGTCGAGTTCGGCGGCGGCGTAGAGGTCACGGACCGGGCGGGCCAGGCTCGCCGCTGTCGCCGGGGAAGTCGCCACCGCCGCCTCCCGGGTTGTGGTCGGGGCTGGTGACGGTGCGGCCGTTCTCGGCCTCGATCCTGCGGACCTCCGCAGCCTGCTCCTCGGCGGGCAGTTCGGGGTTGGTCAGCGCCACCAGGGTCTGTGTCGAGGCGGCCTCTGCGGTGCGGAGTGCGGCGGCGGTCTGCGCGAGGACGAGCATGTCGGGGGCGACGGAGTCGGCGAACGTCATGATCGGCCGCTCGACCGGCGCGGACGGCAGGCCAGGGAACAGGGCTGATGCTTCGAGGGCGAGGAGGGTCTCCACGATGTCCGGGACGCCCACCGCGAACGGCTCCGACTTCGCGGCCCTCGTGGCTTCGGAGCGGGCGCCCTTGGCCTTCACCTCCGCCGCGGTCACCGCGGTCCCGTCGGAGTCCTCGCCGAAGCTGCCTGTGTTGTACCCGGCGTTGCGGATGATCTGGTCGCGCAGCTCGTCGCAGGTCGCCTTGTGCTCGGCGTGCCGGATCTCGAACTGGTTCAGGGTGATGCCCGCGCCCTGCTCTGTCGGGGGGATGTTCAGCGGGGAGTACACCTCGCGGTCCTCGAAGCTCATCCCCTGACCGGGCCCGTTGTTGTTGAGGTAGCCCTGCGGCACCACGATCCGCGACTTGGCCAGGCGGATATCCCGCATCCAGCTGGTGTACGTCTCGTCCAGGGCGTCGAGGAGTCCCTCCGAGCCCTGGAAGTCGGACAGCCCGAGCGAGTGCGCCCCGGGGATGTCGTACCAGTCCCGGTTGTCCGCGGTGTTCGGCACGTACGACACGGTCATCCGCCGCGGCCCGATGTCCAGATCGCGGGCGGCCATCAGGCCCTTGGTCTCCGGGAACGAGCTGAGCGCACTGTCGGGCAGGCGCTTGCCGAGGTTGTCCTCCGAACCCTCATACAGCCCGTGGAGGATCGTCCCGCCCCGCTCGTGCCGCTCCAGGTGCCTGACCACCTTGGTGCCGTCCACGCCGATCACCGACCAGAACGTCACGGCCATCAGCGTGCCGTGCCGCATCTCCGGCGCGGCGGCGTCCGCCCGGACAGACTCGATCCAGGGCCGGTCGCTGATCTCGGTGTCCCACGCGGTGCGCAGGTAGACCCCGCCGAGCGCGGAGGCGCGCTGTGCGGCGGTGAGCAGGGCCCGGTTGAGGCTGGTCTTCTGGAGCAGCTCCAGCCGCTCCTGGAGTTCGGTGCCGCCTTCGGCCTTGAGATCGGGGGCCTTGAGCGTGGCCGGCTCGGAGAAGAGCAGCGCGGCGCTGGTGCGGGCGAGGTCACCGGCGAGCGGCACGTGGATCTTGACGCGCTTCTCGCCGAACGGCACCGGTTCGCCCCAGAACCAGCGGGCGACCATGCCGACCAGGCCCCGCCGGTACTGGGAGGGGCGGTTGACGGGCTGCTGCCCGTACTGCCCGATGCGCGTGCTGCGCCAGTAGTACCGGTCGGCGATCTTGTTCGGGTTCGCCGAGTACCACGCAGCCCAATCCTCCAGGGCGGTACGCACCTCCGGGGCGTACGGCGGCCACGAGGTGTTGGCGTCGGGCAGCGGCACGGCGGCCTCCCCTCGTGCGGCTCACGCCGCCTCCGTCAAGTCCGTGCGGAGCAACTGCCGCCAGTCGTGCGACGTGGAATGCAGGGCATACCGAAGGGCGTCACATGAATGATCATTCACCTTGATCGGCTTGTCA